AGATATGTATAACACCGATGGATGAATCTGCTAAGACAGACTTCACATTGCCACTGCCACCACAGCACCAAGTAAAAGAAAAGCGAGAGTTCATTGAGCCTGACCCACAATCATTGGCTCGCTTGCTTGAACTACAGCCAATGGCACAGCAGGTTCGCTCTAATGCTATGCGGTTTAGGGCAGAGGCAGAAGAGTACAGTGCTCTAGTCGCTAAACTACACAATGAAGATGGTGTTACGCTATATAGATTGGCTCTTCGCCTAGGAGTAACTCACTCAGCGTTGAGATTTAGATTGGCTCGATACGGATATAAGACATCAGACAAAGGTGAGAGCAAAGTTTATAAACCAATCAAGCCCAATAACCGAATTCGCTAATAGAGAAACCCACAGCAAATGTTGTGGGTTTTTCTTTATTTATGATACATTAGGTGTATGAGTAATTTAGATAAAGTGACACAGAGAATGTATGACAAGTACCACAGCCAACTGCCGTGGGAAACCCTCACCACCGAGCAGAAGTGTGCTTCGATGGCTATATCAATAAGCAAAGTACTGAATGACCTTATGGAAGTCAGGGACTCAAGCGACACATTACCAGCACCTGTTAGGGGCATGAACAAGGCAAAGATAGATGCTCTTGTTATGTTGTCTGCCGATGTAGCAGTGCGTGGTCTTGAGTGTATGTTGAGGAACAGGGTATAACCTAAGCCGTTTAGCCTGGGTTGCCAGTTTTTCTTTGCATTATAATAATGGTATGGCTAAATCTATTATGGAACAGTTGGCTGAACTACCAGAAGCCGAGCGTGCTCTAGCACTTGCTGGCATGGACCCAGAGACTTTGCTCTGGGACTGGTCAGTTTGGGGAAGACCTGAGCAACAAGCACCTGAAGGTGATTGGAATATCTGGATGTATCTTGCTGGCCGTGGTGCTGGTAAGACTAGGAGTGCTGCCGAGTGGGTAAGAGAGCAAGCCAAGCACACTAACACGGGTCAAAGGCGTTTCGCTCTTGTTGCTCGTACTGCTGCCGATGTGCGAGATGTAATTGTTGAAGGTGAGTCTGGGATTATCAATGTGTCGCCTCCAAGCGAGAGACCATTGTATGAGCCATCAAAGCGAAGACTGACTTGGCCTAATGGCAATACGGCTACTTGCTTCACTGCTGATGAACCAGACTCTTTGCGTGGACCTCAGTTCACTCACGCTTGGGGGGATGAGGTTGCTGCTTGGAGGCAAACACCTGACGCAGCAGGTATGACTGCGTTTGATAACTTACGAGTGGGTACTCGTCTTGGCCAGCAACCAAAGATTATGATTACCACCACGCCTAAGCGTGTGCCGTTGCTCTACAAACTTATAGAAGAAGCAAAAGGTGGTCGTGTAGTAATCAGTCGTGGTTCTACAATGGACAACTCAGGTAACCTATCAAGTGCTTACCTAGATGCTATTACTGGAGTGTACGCTGGTACTCGCCTTGCTCAACAAGAACTTTATGGTGAGATGCTTGACAGCGTTGAAGGTGCTCTTTGGACAGACGAGTTGATTGAACTCAATAGACAAAATGCTTTGCCATTGAATACACCACTTCGTTGTATTGGTGTTGACCCGTCAGTAGCAGAGAACCCTAGAGATGAATGTGGGATTGTTGTAGTCGCATCTACTGGTGAGAGAGATTTGTACAAGCGTCAGGCTTGGGTACTTGAAGATGCTTCAGTTCATGGCTCGCCTGAAGTGTGGGCTAACCGAGTAGTTGCTATGGCTCGTAAGTGGGGATGTCCAGTCATTGCTGAAGTAAACCAAGGTGGTGCTTTGGTTCGTAATGCTATCAATGCTATTGACCCTAACATCAAAGTATTAGAAGTACACAGCAAGTACGGTAAGCAACTTAGAGCAGAGCCAGTGGTGCTTGGTTATGAACAGGGTCGTGTACATCACATTGGGTTCTTAGCCGAACTTGAATCACAGATGCTTAGTTGGATTCCAGGTGAAGGTAAATCTCCAGACAGAGTAGATGCTTTAGTCCACGCTCTTACGGCTCTTATGATTAAGCCACCTGCTGGATTTGTTGGTGGCAAACTAACTGCCAAATCAATGGCTAGTCGTAGGATGCCAGATGCTAGAAATAGTTTGTTTAGATTGAGATAAAAGAAATCCCCCTGCCTAATGACAGGGGGTCTTTCTTAGTTTCTCCACATTTCTAGTGCCACTTGGTCTTCGTTGAGACCGAGTAGATAATCTACAAAGTGTTTATTACATAAGACTGCTTCTGAACGCTTCTCACGCATTACCGTGATTGCTTCTTCAGGTGAGTAGCCTTCACGGATAAGTACAAGTGCCATCACAATACCACTGCGATTGAGACCTGCTTGGCATCTGATTAGTACACGCTTACCAGACTTCCAATCTTTGTGAGCCATCTTGACTACATCTTCTAGTTCAGTCTCTGGGTTGAAGTCTCCCATAGCACTGTCATAGAACCCTAGTCTTACTTCCTTTACAAACCAATCCACTGGCTCAGCACTTGCATAAAGAGTAATCACAGAATCAAAGTGCTCTGGTGTTATCTTGTTGCCGATGACAGTTGCTTGGTCGTACCATTCTTCGTCAGCCCATCTGTCTAGAGTTCCACCTTGCCATAGGTTAGGTAGTGTCTCTGTCCAGAGTTGATTAGGCATCACTGGATGTACGGGTCGTCTTAGTTCTTCTAGGCTTTGAGCAGTTATGCTTAGCCGTTCGTTGGCATCTGTTGTTTTATTTAGAGATGTCATAAGTTATCAATCCTTTCGTCTTTATGTATTGATATATCTATTATCAGTCATCTGTCCCTATTTGTCAAGCCCTAGTTGGCTTACGGTCAGGTAATAGATGTCCTTAGTACTAATCTTAGTACTTATGTGCCAGTTTGTCAAGTCCAACACACATACGGATACTCGGTATGTACACGGGTGATACTCGTCTATCTATTACATAAGCATCTGCCAATTTCAGCACTTCCCATCTGCTTCTTATGCTTTTACTTAGTGATAGTAGTAGTTAGGCTTGCCTTACTTCGCTATCTTGACCAATCAGTCTGTACATTTATCCATGCATCACTGCAATCAAGATACGGTCAGCCTATCTACACAGTTCTTATCAGATGTGCTCATACCCGTAGCCAAATGTGGGCTCGCCAAGTGATACGGTCAGTCGGCATCAAAACTGCTTATTATTGGTCAGTTTTGTGCTCAACTCATCATTAGACTCACTAATTTCTAGTTATAAGTAGTAAAGACCCCCTTGACTTACTAGATATCACAAATATCCTCCTTGGGAGCACTGGTGGGTGGCATTGGTCAGTCGCATGGGCGGCTCAATAAGTGCTTGGGAAGTCATCAAAGACTTAGATAAGTGTCAAATAAGTCTAAATAAGTGCTCACATATGTCTAGTAAGTGTCTAGTAAGTCTAAATAAGTCATCTATATGTCTAAATAAGTCCCTAGAGGCCGCTAAATCGGCACTTTTTTCGGCATTTTTATGGCATTTTTTCAGGAAACGATTTTACGAGGGTCGAAAAGTAACGCTTGCCGTCTGACACGCCAAAGCCTAAAAACGATAATGTATCTTTTTTCTCCGTCAGTAATAAGTATTTATCGCATAAGGGCCGCTCCCGGAATTTTCAAAAAAATCGTTCCTAGTACATATGCTAATATAAATACATTATGAGTGAAGACAGAGAATACGCCCGTGAACGCCCTCTCCCCCAAGACGAGGTCGAGTTACTTACCACTATGGGTAAGAAAGAACGCTACTACCGAGCCAAACAACTCTTTGACGCTGGCTGGACACTTCAATCAATAGGTAATGCGTTTCACCCTGTACAGAAACGGTCGACGGTCCAATATTGGACAACACAAGCAAACCCTAAGTTTGATACCAACAAGAGAATTCCATCTCCTTGGGGCGGTTTCGTCGACGCTCCTATGCCCAAACCAATCAAAGGCTATCAACTAAAGAAACCTAAATCTCCGGGCATCCCTAAGGAGACCCAAGAGCGTCTACGCTATCTAGCCCCCCTTGCCAGATTGTTCCGAAGTGGTATGTCGTCGACATCCCTAAATGGATTAGCCAACTCGGAGATGAACGAGATAGTTCAAGACCTATACAATAAGAATGTCAAGATTGCTGAGATTGCTAAGGCAGCGGGCGTAACCAGTAGAGCAATTGCTCGCAGATTAGGAAGATAGCAATGAGAATTATTCACGATGTTTTTCCAGCCCACTTGAGCGTTGCCCCAGCAAACTACTCAGAAGACGAGTTCTCAATAAGGTCTAAGGGAAATCCAGAAGGCGTTTTCTACAAAGACATAACCCGTGTTGTTATTGTTGAAGACGAGCAGGGACATACCATCTGGGTTGCTCAAGACTCTCCTACTGGCCCACAAATTATCTTCCAAGAGCGTCTAGCAACTTTCTCCAAAGCAGATAAGTCAGAACTAGATTCACACGCTAAGACCGTCAGCGGAAAGATACTAGCGTTTTCAAAAGACAATAATTGCGGATGTGGCTCTAGGCTCAAGAGTTGGAACCCGTACCGAACTCTTCACTCAATAAAGGACCAATTTTGAATATAGACCCCCTTACTTTCATAATCTTATGTTTGGCAACTTTTAGAATTACCAGACTTTTTGTCTCGGACTACATCTTTGAGTTCTTGCGTAATTGGATTTGGAAAAAGTTTCCACCCCACACTTCTTTAGGTTATTTATTTACTTGCAACTGGTGTACAAGCATTTGGATTTCATCGGGTATCGTAATTTGCTATACAATAGTTCCTATGGCAACCACCATAGTTGCACTTCCGTTCGCATTGTCGGCGGTTGCCTCCCTAATTTCCAAGCGTCTAGACGACTAACAGTAGGAGAATAACTTTGGGCGTTTTCAGGCGTGATAAGTCAGCGACACAGAGTGCCCCAACAAGGGGTATTCGTGCGTCTGCTCCAATCACTAATAACCTACCTAACAATTCTGTTTTCCTAAAGCCAGTCCCCAACGCTGCTACTTCCGTTGCTTACAATGCTCCAAGAGCGTTGACCGCCGCTGCCACCCAATTGAAGATTGGCGACAGAAGTGAAGCCGAACAATTCAAAAACAGAAGAGCCGCAGCGTCTTCAGCGTGGCAACAAGAAGCGTGGGAATATTACGACGCTATTGGCGAAGTAAAGTATGCGTTCAACTTGGTCGCGTCTGTTGTTTCTCGTATCCGTCTTTACCCTGCTGTAGTTTCTAACCCATCAGAGTCTCCTAGCCCGATTAGGAATGTCGAGTCTTATGACCAGCGTTTAGTTGCCGCAGCCGAGCGTGCTTTACAGCGTTTAGATTCTGCTTACGGAGGTCAGGCTGGACTTCTAAGAGACGCAGCACTGAACCTACAAGTAACAGGTGAGTGCTACCTAAGCCAAATTCCTCAACGCCCGTCAGACGGTACTCCAGAATCTTGGGATATTCGTTCCGTTGACGAAATCTCAGTAGATAGTCGTGGCAACATTGTCATTGCCCCTAGACGAGAATTGAAAACTGCTGGTGGCGGTTCTCAGAAGGGCGTTTACCTTTTGCCTAAGGGTGCGTTCATTGGTCGCATTTGGAAAGCACACC